GAAAACGGGTTTCTTTGTTGTTGAATCTACATATTCGACTCCATTGAAAACACCTACCATTACATCAGCAACACCATTTGCAACTTCGAGAGAACCACCAGCAACCATCTCGACTGGATCACCCTGAAATATAGCGGTGTTATAGCCGTTAGCGATGAGGTACTGAGTTTGACCATTTGAAGATGGTGCTGAACCTGACATCCTTACAGCTCTAAAACCAAAAGGGGCATCTTGATTTGCCATTGTTATACTCCTTAGTATTAGTGTTGTTAGTAAGTGTTACGTCTAGGTCAATTAAAAATTATTCATTTTTTTTCGAACCACCGAACGTAACTCTAGTTTGTCGCTCAGGTTTGCTAATTGGCATTGAAGGATGTTGTTCCTTTAGAAGATCGTTGTCAACTGCTTCTTGTTGACGTTGAGTTTGATCAGAGTAGTATTCATCTCTCTGTCTTGCAATCTCTAATGGCACCTTTGCCAGTAACAATCCACCCACCGAAACTATACCTTTGTGTTTTCCTTCTGACTCACTAGGAAAATCAAAGTCTGGATATTCGTCTGCTCGGACAAGTTCGTAACCTTGTCTAATTCGACTGATAACATTTTTGTTATCTTCATACCCTCTGACTGTTTCCCTAATCCATCTGAATTTATAACCCTCAGGTGGTTCTGGTGTATCAAGCGAGCTTGGTAGTTGCCAATTTTTTTTGCGTGCTTCTTTATCCCTTGTGGATGCAGATCTCGGTGTCTTATTTACCATAATGTTACCTCCTCTGTAACTTTAGTTTTTCCGACGCATATTGCTCGTTGGAAAGACCAAGTCGTTTAGCGATAGCCGCTTCTGAACTTGACAACTTAACTACGTTGCGTCCTGTGCCTCTGTTTCGATGTGCGCTTGCAACAGTCTGGACGGGCTGTTGTCTTGCGGTTTCTTCAGATGAAGAATCTTGTTGAAACTTATGCGGGAGATTTTCTCGCATACGTTTATCAATCTCAGTATAATAGTAATCTGTCCTAGGATCAACACCTTGATTTACTAAATCTTCATGTATCGCATATGCCACATTGGTCATGACTTTGTCCCTGCCAAACCAATCGTTATCCGCAGCCCATGCCTCTGCTTTTGGATCTTTTACTACAGATTGCTCTTGTGGTTTTGGTATCTCTACCTCTTTTTCTTCCTTAGGGGTATTGGCTCTTGCTTCTTCTTGTGCTTTAATTTGCTCGTAACGAGTTTGCTCTGCGCCTAATTTACCTAGTTCAAGGTTGGCAGCAGCCATGGCCTCAGAGTCTTGATCGTCCATAGCTTTTTTTAATTTAGCTTTTGCAGCTTCCATGGAGTTTGTCAATCGACCACCCATTTCGCTTACATAACCACTATTAAGTTTTCCTAATTCTTCTTGAATTTTATCTCTGTCTGCCTTAATGGCTTGAGCAACTTTAATCGCCTCTTCTTCACGTCTTCTAGACTCCCCTAGTTGATAAGCGTATTCATCAAATCTTTTCTGAACAGACTTACTGTATTTTTGTTTTGAGTCTTCTTTTGGTTCTTCCTCAGTTTTGACTTCTTCTTCTTTTGATTTGTCCTCGACAACGGGATCTTCTTTTGTCTCTTCTACTTCGGCTTCAAAAGTATTTTCTTTTTGAGGAAGCTCTATTTCTTTTTCTTCTGTTGCCTCTGCCACATCTTCACTTTCAACCTCAACAGAATATTGTTCTTTTTTATTTTCTTTGTTGGCTTGTAACTCTGCCACTTGTCTATCTACTTCGTTCATGCATATACTCCTAAGATATCTTCAGGACTTTCTACAGTTCCTAAAATTTCATCATCATTTAAAATTCTAAGTTCACCTCCCTCGATTTTTATTCGAGAACCTGCATACCTAGCAATGATTACCCAATCACCTTTTTCACACCATGGTCCGTTTGGAAACTTTTCTTTATCGGCATAAGCATCGGGACCTACTTCTAAAACTAATGCGCAAACAGAAGCTATTTGTTGCTCCTCCACTGCTTTATCTGTGAGAAGAACTCCACCTTTTGTTTTTGCTACGCCTCTATATGGAAGAACTACAAGTCTCCAACCTGTTGGTTTGGGAACTTTGCTTAAATCAGAGTCTCCTCCACTAACTTTCTTATCGGGATTTATCCCCACTATTTTCTTTTCTGGCATCACCAGACCTGTCGTCGACTTCATCGTCTACCTCCCATTTGCGGTACAGATCCCTAACATCTGCATCGAGTTTGCGAAGAGAAGTGAGCTGACCAACTAGGAATTGATAATTCGCCCAGTCCTCTACGTTTCCGTCTAGAATTACAGACTTTACATCGTGTTGTCTAGTATTTATTAGACGCAAAATTGCTGAATATATATTTGTTTCCAATTATCTTTTTTTGATAACTTTCTTTAATGTCTTAGCTTGTTTAGCATGTAACTTAGATGCTTTCTTTAAACCTTTAATTACACCTTTTATTGCTTTTACTTTTTTCATTTTTTTGCCTTTGAGATCATATTTTTAATACCGGGTGCCGCCCTAACCCCCAGACTGACGCTGCAGGCCAAATATAAGAGATGGGTATAATACTCCGGCAAACTTTCCAAAATCTGAAACCCACGTTCAATGTGTGGTTGCATAAAAGGGATGAAGGCTGAAATCGCAGGAATCATCAGGGCTAGTAAAACAAATTCGTCTTTCCAGCTCCCTTTCATTTGATCAACTGCACTGGCTTCCCACGCAACTTTGCCTGCTATTTGTTGCTCCTTGAGGGACTTCTGTGCTTTTATTTCAGTAAGTGCTAAATCAGCTTTTGCTTTTTTTGTTTCAACGAAACCTGTGACAGCATCTTTGACCATGCTACCTATGGGACCGATTAAAAGATTAAGCATTAGTAATTACTAAGTAAGCGACAACAACAACTGCTCCGCCAACTAATAACTTTCCTTTTTTGTTTAGTCTGCCCCACCAATGATTTAGTTGGTTCCATTTTTGTTTGATCATATCCATCAGAATACTCCTTTGAATTTTGTGCCACGGATAGCAGCACCTGTGCCTCTCATACCTTGAGAGTTAGGTCCCTTTTTAGGAGGAACTGTTCTTGTGAGTCTTTTATTCATCATCCCACCGTTATTTCTACCTAAAGCTTTTTTTAATTTCTTTAATCCTTTACCGATAGCACCACCTATAACAGATCCTCTTTCGTCTTCTGGTATCTTAGAAAATTCTTTTGATAAATAAGCACCTATCTCTTCCATCGTAGGATCTTCATTACCTTCTAACTTCAAAGCTCTTTTTGCTGCCCTAATGTTTGAAGGATCATTAACATACTGATCTCTTAATTCTTGAGACATTAAAATATTCCCTTGAATTTTGTACCACGGATAGCAGCGCCCTGACCACGAACTTTAATGCCTTTATTAGCCATACCACCGTTAGACATTCTTCTTGGCTTGTTCATCATACCACCTTTAGCTTTGTTCTTAGCTTTTTCCTTAGCTTTTTCTTTTTTATAATCTTTTTTAAATTCCTCAATGTCCTCTTCTGAATATCCTTTTTTTTTAAGATCTTTAATTATATCCTCTAAATCGTCCTCAAATAAAGGACCAAATGTAGGAAAAATTTCTTTAAGTTTATCTTTTATTAAACCCATTTAAAATACTCCTTTAAAACCTTTTCCTGTGACTGCTGCTCCTGCTCCACGAACCATGCCTCCACCTGCTTTCTTCACAGGCTTCTTCATCTTCTTTGCCATCTTCATTTCTTTTTCAGTAGCAGGACGTAACCCTATCTCCAAAACCATACCACCATTTTTCTTTTTAATAACACCTCTACCCATTAAAACATCTTTCATCGTAACTTTACCGTCACCACTTAGATCTGGAAATTTTTTTGCAGAGCCTCCATCTTTCAAACCTTGTGCTCTTAATTTTTTAGTTGCCGCTGCTAGACCCCCATCTTTCATAAAGCCCATTTTATTTCTGACTTCTTTTGGAAGTTTTGCTAGTCCCGGATTTTTCTTTTTATCAACTGGTTTCAACATTAGTTTAGTGTCCTATTTTTGTGAGGAAGTTCCTCGTATTTAAAATTTCCTAATAACTGTAGCAGATCCTGAGTTTCTTTCAAACCTAATTCTTTGTACATAGCCCACTGTCCTGCTGCTAATAAAGCACTAGCGATCGCCAAAGGATCTACATCCTGTGATGTATAAATTGTGTGAATGGCTTTAAATTCATTAGTCAAAGCAGTTACGACTTCCCTATCTATATTCTCCCAAGGGCTTTTTTCATTTTTTCTTTTTTTTACCATTTTTTTGTTTACCTGCTTTTTGTAGTGCAATCGCAATCGCTTGTTTTTGAGGTTTACCCTCTCGTCTTAGTTTAGATATATTAGCACTTATTGTGCGATTACTACTACCTTTTTTTAGAGGCATTTATTCTTTCCATTTGTACGGCAGTTCTTTGGTTTTGTATTCTTTGTTGTTGTGCAAGTTTAGCAGCGTCAGATCGTTTTTTATAACTTAACTTTTCTTCTTCAAGTGTTCTTCTAGATAAATCATCAGCTGCATCTAAATTAATTTTTTGTTGTTCTTGATCTAACTCTTGTTGTTTAATTGCAACCAGAGGATCTTGTTGTTGACCAAAAGGTATTGCCTCTTGTTCTTCTGCTACCATTTCATTCATCATTGCCGCAACTTTAACTGCAACTTGTTTTTCAAGTTGTGCTTGGAACTGAGCTTGTAACTCTGGAGGAACATCTCCACCAAACTTTTGAATCTCTGCTTGTAATGCAGGGCCACTCTCTGCCATGACTTCTTGTCTTGCCATTGCTGACGTGTGCTCAACGACGTGTGCTTGAAGTATAGTTGCGACCTGAGGATTATTTCTAACAAGATAAGAACTCATGAAAGCTCTGTGCGCCTCTATGTGAGCAAGGTGATCTTGATCAGGGAATACTGTAAGTTGTCCTAACATCAAAGACTGTGAGTTCTCAACACCAGGATCTAAAGGTTGTGGTCCTGAAGGTGGTGGTAGTAAACTTTCAATATCTTGAACACCGAGTGCCATATACATTCTTCTATATGCTTCGTAAAGATTGTGAACATCTGGTGCAGCTTGTGCTAGTTGTAATTGTGTTTGTGCCAACATAATTCGTTGACTCATAGAGAATATATTTGGATCGGAAACAGGTAAGACATCGACTCTATCATCGAAGTCTTGTTGCTTAATCATTCTGTTTCCACCTGCTACGTTGTATGGATATTCTGGTGGGAGTGTTGTTGCGAATAATTTAGCTAGTAATTGAAACTCTTCTTTTTGTGCGTAGTGACATCTTTTGTGAATAGCTGACATCACTTTGGAACCTTGTTCTAGTAACGCCATAGTTGTGCCGACAGGATTTGCTTGTGAACCATCGCCCACTTTCATATCTGCAATAGCAGCGAACCTTCGACCAGCGTCCACGACAAAACCTAAAAGTTGAAATAAAGTTGCATCAGGTCCTTTGTAAGGTAAAGGCAACAATGCATTTCTAAGATCCCCACCCGGTGCGTCCACGTCTCTAAACTCTCCAGGCATTAGAGGTTCTTCATCATCTCTGACTCTGAGTCCTCTTGATTTAAAACCAGCAGGTAAGTTGGATAATGTACCTGCATCTAACAATGCTCGCAACGACGCTGTTGCAGTTCTTGTCAAACCACCGAGCATGTGAACTAAACCAAAACCATAAAATCCAAGACCAGGTAAAAACTTGTAATGAACAAAATATTTTTGTCTCATAAACATCGGATCGTTTTGTAAATAGTTTCGATAGATAGATAAAATTTTTCCGTTGCCTTGTTCTAGTGTTACAACATATGGCAGCTTTAATCCTGTTGGCTCTCCGTCCTGACCGATATTTTCAAAGCCTTCTAAATCTAAATCAACATGCATTTCTAATAATTGATACTGACCAGAGTATTCAGATTTTTTTACCCCCTCTAACTCGTCATACTTTTCTTGTATGTCAGAATAATCGGAATACATTTCATCGCTCTCGTCGATATCTATATCTCTGTAAAAACCAGAAAGCATTTGTCGTTTTAAATCGTTAGGTGAAATTTTTAGAACGTGTGTAATTCTTTCTGCATCCTCTAATTCTGATGCACCATAATTTACAACTAGATCCTCACTTGGAATAAATTTTGCACACGGTCTTGCCATGTTGCCGTCATAGTAAATCTTTTTAAATGCACTACCTGCTAGTGGCAAATGAAATAAAAGTTGATCCATCTCAGGATCGTATTCTTTCATTCTAAACATTAACTCGTAGTTCATAAATTCTTTGACTCGCTCTGCTTGTTCTTCTACATCAGGAGTTGCCTGACCAATGATAGAAGTTTTAACGGGACCGCCAGCAGGCAAAAGCTCTTTGTAAGCTCCTGCTTGAAACTGCGTGACTGCCTCTGCGAGTAGTGG